ATCCAGGAGAGGACCAGGTGCAGCAAACTCAGAGGAGTCATAGTTCCAGTAACCTGCAACCTTCTTCAGTTTGAGTTTGAAGTTAGCACCCTGCCAGAAGTCAAAAGGATTGATGCCAGTCTCATCCTCGTACTCAGGTTGCATGGCTTCCATGATCTTGTCGAAGATCTTCTTGCCGAACTTGTACAGGAAGACTTGACCTTCGTTCTGAGGGTTTGCTTTGTCCTGCACAACATAGATGTTGGCATAGTAGGACAGTTTGCGCTTCTGCTTACGAACGGTGTCCTTGTCAGAATCAAGGCCACTGTTCCACAGTTCACGGTTGTGCTCAGACACAGGATCTTTCTGACCCAGAGTGGTCAGAGAGTTCTCGATGTACCAACCACCAGGACCTTGGAAGGCATGGGAGTACATCTTTGCCCAAGGGAGTTCTTCTCCATCTGGTGCGGGCAGGAAACGGATAACTGCATATCCATTACCAGTCTTATCCATCTCTGGTTTCCACAGACGGTCATCTCCACCGCCACTAGTATTATTCATCTTCTCGACTTCTTTAACCAGTTTAGAAGTCAGGGAACCAAGAGAGGATTGCTTTTTAAGATTTGCGAAAGACATAGGATTAGTTAGATTTGTACGGATTTGGCTTGTGTGTACCCAGTTATTCTACAGGTCAGAACCAGTCTTGTCAATCTGGTCCTTCATCACCTCAAGCATTTGTGACATGTTATTGAATACCATATTCATGTCGGTCCCTTTCGGGAGACCCATCATAGTTGCGGAATCAACGATCCGCTGTTTCATTTCTTTTGCCTCAGGGTCATCAGACAAACTCAAACGTGCATAAAGAATCTTCTGTTTTTCCAGAAGTGTTTCAAGCATTCCAACATGCTCAAGCTTTTCCTCTTTATCCATCGAAGGAAACTTGAAGACGTTCTTGTAAACGTCATCTTGTATCTCACTTATTGCCGTCATTTCTGCACGGACTACATCGGAATCGAAAAAACTCATTACCCTAAAACAACCTGCTTAAGAATTTTTTTATAACGTGATACCTCAATATTTAGGAATGGCGAATACTTCTTCATTCTCATGCTGACGGTTTCCCACACTGGATCGGATAGTTTATCATCCCAATCTTTTCTGAATCCAAGTATCCTATCGAGAATGACTAGAGTTTCAATTGATATGTCATCTCTAAGATACGATTTCAGAATGTCTGGATGACGAGATCCATCCATAGAAAACATAGCATCAAAGTTACTATCTGAAAAGACTTTCTCTGTCTCTTCCTTAAAAAGATATGAGAGTGACTGAGTTCTCTTCTTCCATGAAGTGTATCTACCTTCACCTTCGCGTATCATTTCTCCTATCCAAAGCTTACTTGGATCAGTGCAGGTGATAAAGTTAGATACAAAGAATTCAATTACTTCTTTGTCGTCTTTGTTTCGTGCTAGTTTCTCAAACCAGAAACGATCTTTCCTTTTGTAGAAAGACTGTACGGTCGCACGACTCTTTCCACAATACTTGTGGTAGTCATACTTCTCTTTGGTAAAGTGATTCTTCAAAGAGAGGTATTGCTTATAGGCATCAAAGGGCATCATCAAAAAAGTAATAAGAGGATTTTTGGCCCGAAAAATTTTTCGCCCAAAAATGAAATCAAAGGGGCAATTTGGCCCGCGAACTTCTCTTCAGAAAATTAAGTTCCATCGCTTCATACTTAATCTTTTCCTTGAGAGGTTTGGATATAAGTTTTGGAACGGAGTCTAAATCAATAGCATTCTGTTCACAAAAATGAACTACTGCATCAATATAAGTCATTCCTTCTGTCTTCTGCACCAGGGATTCTATCTCCTGTGCAAACCGTGAAGGACAGAAGAACTTATTCTCTAGTGCCTTTTCTAGTTCATTCATTCTCTGCCCTAAGATTGTGAGATACAAATTCCTTAATATACCGTACTAATAGTTTAATATAATCCCCTTTGTTCCGTTTGTCAAATACCTTGACCTCACCGCCAGGTGTGACCATGATGGTGATAAGTTTTTTGACAGGGATACCAGTCAACTCATAGTAAGCAGATGCGTAGAACATTTCTTGAACGAAATAGTTCTCCAACCACTCTTCCGGTTTAATCTTATCGGATGTTTTGAAATCGATGACTGCGAGTTCTCCTTCGTACTCTCCGATACAGTCAACTCTACCAGCTAACCCAAGGTACTCGGAGTACAGAGTCCTCTCTATAGCGTGTATATTATTTATCTTGTCCAGATATGGTCTTGCGTGAGCAAACATAAACTTAGTCAGAGGTTTAAAGTCATCCCAGTTTATTTCTTTGTTCAGCATATAGAGTTCAGTTGCTGCGTGAAAGTCTGTTCCACGCGAGGTTGCTCTCTTTGTAATACGATTAGCTTCTTCAATACCTACACGCTGACGCCACTTAACAAAGATCTGTCGGTTATAGAAAGAAGTTACAGACGTAATAGAAGGCACCCAGTCTCCACTAGGAAGGTTGTAGAGACGGATGCCGTTTGTTTCTTTTTTGTTTAGTTCAAGATCACCGAGATAATTATGATGAATAAAGGTCATAGATTAAGTTCCATCTTCGCAAGTAAGTATTCTTTCACCAGTCCAGAGCGAACAATATCTTCAACGCCGAACTCAACAATATCTACAGAAGGCATGATACGCAAGACTTTCATGAAGTCTGCAATACCATTCCTCTCTCTGTCTTTCAGAAGATCAGACTGAGTAGCATCTCCACAGAACATAATCTTGGAGTCTTGTCCGATCCTCGTAATAATACTATCAAGTTCATGATAGTTTAGGTTTTGGAATTCGTCAACGATGACGATTGCATTATCAAGTGTGGTGCCACGAATGAAAGACGTAGACCAGAATGAAATAGTTCCTTGGGTCTTAAGGTTACCATACAGCATCTCAAAGTCAGAGTCTGTAGGCATCTCAAACATGTACTTCACCATATTCTTATATGGAATTTGGTAAAGAGAAGACTTGTCTTCATGATCCCCAGGTAAGAAACCGATCTCTCTAGTAGCCACAAGCGATCTCACAAGGTAGATCTTCTCGTAAGGAGTCTTCTCATCTAAAACGTCTTTGAGAGCGTTGTAGAGAGTGATAAAGGTCTTACCAGTTCCTGCACAACCATATGCCACAAGATTCTGATCGTTCTTGTAACAGCGGAAGAGTTCCTCCTGATTGGTTGTCAGGGGCTCAATCTTCCTCATTAAGTCTGAGTTGATTGGTTTCTTTCGTTTCATTTGTCTATTGGACATCCCAAATGGGACTGGGGTTTGAGTCTTTCTTTTTGCAGGCATAAGCTAGAGTTAGGAGTTAGAAGGAGTAGTCGCGGTTTTTCCGAACCGTGGCACCCGGTTGTTTGGATGCACGGTCCAGAACTTCGTTCCAACCGCTGGACTTTGCTTCTCCTGTCCACCTAAACTCTGTATCGATTCCAGCACAACCTTTTGACCAATCCTTATCCCAATCTGGGTTTTCGTCTTTCCAATCACAATACTCTTTCATGGTCATGCTAAGAGTCTTTGTCTCTTTTGTCTTCTTGTTAATAACGGGGTACGTTGGCATAAACGTTCAGTCCTTTTCTAATATTTATTAAATCCACTCCATCGCCTCAGCGACAGCAGGGAACTGTTCGATAAAGATCTCCTTCGCACTCAGAGCAAGATCCATATGCTCCTTTTGTGTACCGTTAGCAGAACGCAAATCAATATAATGAATCCATGATCTTACTGAGCCCGTCATGTAAATTTTTGTGGGCACGGCCAAAGGAAGCACAAAACGAGCACACTCCTTTGCCACACCCCGTCCAAGCATCTGTTGATAGAGTGCCATGGAAGAATCAAAAAGGGTTTGCATCTGAAGTTCCAGGTTCTGAACATCAAATGGATCTAGGTCATCGATGGAGTTCTGACGATTCTTCTCATCCTGACGACGAAGTTTAGGAAGGGGAATCTTATCCATGAGTAGAGAAGAATCAGCATACCGTTGTGAAAATTCTTGATATGTGAAACTACGATGCCGAAGCACTTGAGCCGCGATTCCTCTGGTGGTAGTGAGTTCCAGAGTCATGTATGCCTGCTCAAAGATACTCCAGTGCTGATGCTTTACACAATACTTGAGAAGACCAGAGAACTTTTCATTATCCTGATTAGCAGGGTTGCTCACACGGGCACAATAGGCCATGTGCTTCTCTGCATCAGGAGTCACGCTAATCAGTTTAGCAGTATTAATTGTCATCGTCTTCAAATACCTCGTCGTAATCTACTATGTAATTAGGTGCGGGATCATCAAAGTTTTCTGCCTTGTATGCATCCACATTTGAGTATACCTCAGACTCTAGTGCATCGACAAGAGACTTCAAGTTCCTCACAATCAGTTTGAGTTTCTCTCTATCCATAAAAAAATGGGAGGTTTCCCTCCCATTCTAACACTATTCAATTGGTTTTGCAATCACTTGGTGTAAGTGCGACCACGATAGCAGAAGGTGCCGTGAGTTTCCTCACCTGCCTCATGTACTTTGCAGTCCACACCACGAT